GGATGGAATCGCGCACGTCGCCCTCGTCGACCGGCACCCGCATCTGAGCGCCGCGCACGATCAGCTCGGCCGATTCCAGCATGGCGCGTTCCATTTCGGCGCGCACGCGCTTCGGCATCTCATCGACCAGCCGGCGTTTCAGTTTGTCCAGGCCTTGCACCATTGGCTTTCTTCCTCGCCTCTTTCAGCGTCAGCGGCCGATTCTTGGTCTGCATCCACTTCCAGAGTTCGTCCTTGTCCTCTTCGTTCAGCCGGTTGCCGCGGTGGCTTTCGGTGTCGTGCGCCTCGATCCAGCGTTCGGTAACCGCCGCCAACTCCCACATCGACATGCGTTTCGCCTCTGCCGGCGAAATGCCCATCAGGACAGCAGTGCCGAGGACGGGACCGAATCGGATTTTGCCGTTGGGGAGATCGTCGACTCGCTCCGATCCGGCTTTGATTTTCCCAACGGTTCATCCTCGACGCCGTGTGTCGCCGCCGCCAGTATCTTGACCGCGAGCACGACCAGCCCGTTCTCGCCACCGAGATCCCATGGTTTCTGCTCGACGTGCTGGCGCACCAGCCTGGCCGCGGCCGCCGGTTCCATGCCGCCGCCGATCAGGCCAAGCCGGATCGTCTCGGTGACGTCCTGCAGATGCCACTGGCCGAGCGACAGCCTCGCCAGCACGACCGCCGGCCCGGCATCACGCTTTTCCTGCAGCTCGATCAGCTCGCCCCAGGCGAGCCGGAACAGCCGTTCCTCGCCGCCGAATTCGGCAGCGAGCTGTGCCGATCGGCTCATGGGCTCGCCGTCCAGGTCGAGGTGATGGCGCCGTCCGAAGTCGCGTTGATCGCCAGGTTGACGCGGCCGCCGGCCTCCACCGTGATCGCCTCCGAGTCGACGTGGAACTTGCCCTCGTAAACCTTGGTGCCGACGCCGTCATATTCGACCGTCACCCGCATCGGCACCGGATCGGTCGACATGAATGCGTCGTTCCAGTCCGGGAGAGACTCGCCGGCTGCCACGCCTTCGCCGGTGATCGTCGCCGACTGGCTGGTGACATCGCGGCCGACCCAGATCGGGTCGTCGGGATTGTCGCAGTCGGGGATATTCACCTCCGACAGGTTCTTGGACAGGGTGATGCCTTTGCTGGTGAAGCCGCACGGCGCGGCATAAACCGGCGGCACGGCATCGTCGCCAATTTCGATCAGCATGTTGCCGAATTTTGCGGTTGATGGTTGCAAGGTAGCCTCCTATTTTGCTAGAATTGCACCATGCTGGTGCGTTGCGTTATTTGCGGGAAAGAGTTCGAGAAACGGCGGCATGGTCCGTCGAAATACTGCAGCGCAGAATGCCGTCGCGCGTTTGAATTGCAGGAACACCATCGCAAGCGCGCCGAGCGCGGCCTGCCAAAGCTCGGTGACCAGATCGCATGCGAACGCTGTGGTAAACCGACCGCGCGACGCAGCCGATCCAAACATTTCTATTGTGAAGCTTGTGCGAGCGAGCGTCGAAAAGAGACGATCAAAGCCTGGGTTAAGCGCAATCCTGAAACCGTGAAGGCGCGGGAAGAGCGGCGTAACAAAAGGCCGACCCGCATCGCGTGGAAGGTTGCCTATGGACGATTGCGAAGCGCAAAACGACAGGCATTGCCTCGCGGCCGATTGGATAATGCAATGATGACACTCATCCGCATGTCGACCAAGCGCGGCACCGGCAAAGCCGTCGAACGTTTTGCAGGCTATGGTGCGGCCGACCTGCGTATGCACATTGGCCGGCAATTTCTGCCAGGTATGACCTGGGACAATATGAAAGACTGGCAGATCGACCACATCGTGCCAAAGTCCGCCTTCACCTACTCCTCGCCTGATGACGCCGAATTTCGCGCATGCTGGGCGCTGACCAACCTGCGGCCGCTTTGGAAGCTGGCGAACGTTCGGAAGTCGGCGAAGCGTACTCATCTGCTCTAGCGCCTCTCTATCGCCGCTTCGAACGAAAGAATGCCGTGACTCGTCAGGCCGTCCGGGTCGCGGGTAATGCGGGAATTGCGGTGCTCGAAATAGGCCATGCCGTTGGTAGCCAGAGGCATCTCGGCCTCGCGGTCGTGGAGTGCTGCCCGCACGGCATCAACCATCTTCTTGACTTCCGGATATCCGACGCCGCGCGACCAGCAATCGATCTGCTGCGCCACCAGCAGGCCGGCGATGCAGTCGGCCGTGTCGTCGACGCTGTCGACCGGCCCGATGGTGACATAGGGAAATGCCGCTGATGCCGGCACGCTGTCGTAGATCCGGCCATTGACCAGGGCGGCCACTGCCGGATCCGCCTTCAGCCGCGCCACGATCGCGCCCTGCATTTCCAGTTCAGGCGTCGCCATCAGTAGCCGCCCCCGCCATTCGACCCTCTAGACGTGCCTGCTTCGCCAGCGGCTCCAGCATCACCACCGGGCGCGGCGACACCGGCTCCGATGCCGGGATCAGGCGCCGCCGGATCCAGCCCAGCCGGATCGCCTTTCTTGCCTTCATCGACCAGGAAACTGTCTGCAAGCTTGCGTTTCCTTCCTCCGAACACGATGGCGCCGACTTTGCCGGCCATCGCCTTGATCGCCTCGCGGCGCTGCTGGCATCCGACACACGCCATCAGCCTGTCGCCACGCCGCCCTCGACCAGAAGATCAATCAGCGCGCGGCTGCGATCTTCCTCGACGGCCTGGATGTTGTAGGCGGTACCGCGGCGCACATCGCGAGCCTGCCATGCCGATCCAATCCGCAGCGTGTCGGCGCAGCGACGCACCTGCATGACCATCGCCTCCTGACTTTCCAGACGCGCCGCCATCACCGTTTCCGATCCGCGCAGATAGATAAACTTGGCGTGCTGCTGGAACTGCTCGACCCAGGTCGAAATGACATTCCCATATTCGTCCTCTTCATCCTTGCGCTGGTCGAACGCGACCAGTTCGATCATCTGTCCGGCGCCGAACTTCGCGGGCATAGGCTCCTCCTACGCTCGCGGTGTCCACAGTCCGCCAAGCATGTCGTTCAGCCAGTACGGCACGCTGTCGAGCGAGTAGGCGGTGACACTTTCGCGGTGTTCGTAAACAAGCGCGGCAGTCCGCAGGATGCCGCCGAGCATTGCCGGCGGCATGCCGGTTGCCTCCGCATATCCTGCCGTCAGCGTGATCAGCGCATCGGCCGGAAAGGCGGTGCCATCCTTCTTGACCAGCCAGACCGGCTCGGTGATCGCCCCGCTTTCCAGCTGGTACTCGGCTTTGACGTCGACGCCGCCGGACGAGATCGTGAAATCGCTGACCGGCTTCACCGGGCACTGGTAGCGCGAGGCACCGGTCGACAGATCCGGCGACCACGCACCCTCGGCGCCGAAGATCTGAAAGCTCCAGAAATTCGCGCAGTAATCGATGGCTATCGCCGTATGGGTCTTGATGATCTCGTCGTCGTCAGGGAAATCGACGCGGCAATGCAACTTGACCAGCGGCAGCAGCGCCAGCGGCAACGCGGTGTAGTCGACGGTTGGGTTCCAGCTCATCCGCCGCGCTCCTGCTCGTAGCGTTCGAACATGCTGCGCAGATCGACGGTGACCGACTTGCCGTTGGTGAGCTCTAGCACGCATGCGTAGTCCTTCACCGAAACATCCTGGATGCCGATCCCCGGCTTGCCGCGCTTGCCTTGGGCGCCGAGCATCCAGCCGTCGCCGGGCAATGGACCGGGATCGTCCTGCCTGGCGATCCACTCGGATCCGTTGAACGACACCCGGTCGAGCTTGCAATAGGCTTCGGCCTTGTCGTAGAGGCCACGCAACTCGCCGGTGGCACCATCCACACCGTCATGGCCATCACGTCCTGGCGGTCCCGCCTCCCCCGGCGTACCGGGCTCGCCCGCGTCCCCTTTGATCGATTCGCCTGGCGGTCCCGGCGGCCCGGCCTCGCCGGAATCGCCTGTAAAGCCGCGTGGTCCCTGTTCGCCGTCTTTCAGTTCGGCCAGGCGATCGCGCAGCACGCCGATTGCCCGCTCGACCTCCAGCTGCAGCGCCATCTTGTGCTGGTTAAAATCGGCCAGCAGCCGCTCGCGTTCCTCGGCAAAGCGGCGGCCGATCGTATAGGCGAGATCCTCAAGCCGCTGTTCGGTTGGCATCGTCGATTCCCCGTGTGAAGGCCGCCGGTAGATCGCGTTCTTCTTCCTCCTCTTCGGGCTGCTCTTCCGCTTCGGGCGCCGGCGGCGGCGCTGCCGGCGCTTCCGGCCGCGGCGTTTCCGGTTTTGCCTTATCCCAGGCCGACAGCGGCACGACCTGCTGTTGCACGCGCGGCTCGTCGCCAAACGGCGCATCTGGCAGGTCTTCCGAATTGCGCGCCTCGTTGGGCGCGTAGATGCCGCCCTGGACGCCGCGCGCCAGCGCCTCGATGCGGTCCTTGTAGGCGACGCGCAGCAGCGCCCTGGTGTCGAGCTCGACCCATTCGTCCGGCCAGCCCTTGAGGCCGAAGAAATGATCGAGGCCGACCTCGATGTGGTTGATGGCGAAGCCGAGCCCGCGCGCCAGCCAGAACTGCATCAGCGCCTCGGTCGATGAAAACGAAGAGCGATCGGTGAGGCCGAGGATGGCCGGCGGCACGCCATAGACCGCGAAGATCTCGTCCTGGGTAAGCCGCGCAGCCTCGGTCAGCGCGGAATCCTTGGCCGACATCGAAACAGGCTTCCATTTGAAGCCGTTGGTCAGCACCGGCGGCCCGGCGGCGAGATTGTCGATGCCCTTCCATGCATCATTGAACCGTTGCCGCCAGCCGGCGGCCTGGTCCTGGGAGATGTTCTGCTCGGTTTCGATGACGCCAGCCGGCCGGTTCAGATTGCCGAAAGACTGGATCAATTGGCCGCTGATGGCGCGCTGCGCGGCCACCGCGGCGGCGGCGTGCCTGGATGGCGGAATGCCGGTGAGCGGTGCGGATGCTTCCGGCTCGAGCTTGATGTGCAGGACGTCGCGGGCCGGTGCCACGATGCCGGCGCGGCTGCGCTGCTGACCGAGGAAGGAACGGTCACCCTCGAGCACGGTATTGCCGGCGAGCTCGTAGAAGATCGCCCCGTTCGATCCGACGACAGGACGAGACTGAGCAGGATCGAACGGATGCAGCGCCGTCACCTCGTAACGGTCGTTGCGGGTGGCCAGCGCGTAGGTGTTGCCGTGGCGATAGAGATCACTGGCGAGATCGAGCAGAAAATCGGACCGGCTCTGGTAGTCGTTCGGCCGCTTCAGGATCCTCGATAGCGCCGATGTCGTGATCCGTTCGCGGCCGCCGTTCTCCAGCGCCCACCAGTGCTCGCCGGGACACATGGCGATGGTCTGCGCATAGGCGGCGATGCAGGCCTCGACCACCGGCGACGATCCGCCCTTGAGCGGATCGAGATCCATCTGCCAGAAATTCCAGAAGCCCCACGGTTCCGGCAGCCAGCCCTGGTTGAGGATATGCCAAGGCCCAGTCTTCGGTTGGCCCTCGACGCCTGGATCGCCGCTTTCGATGGAGCGGCGATCGAACAGGCGCAAGGCGCGCCGGACCGGATCCAGCATCGCCATCGGCCCGTCACTTCTTGGTGCTGCGGGTCGAATAACCGGCTGCCGGCTTGTCAGCTTCCATCGCCTTGTCTTTCGCGGCGGCGTCGTCCTTGGCAGCCTTGGCCTTCTTGCCCTTGGCGTCTTCGTCTTCCTCGCCGCGCATTTTCCGGGCGGCCTTCTCTGCTGCAACGATCATGGCGTCATTTGCCTCCTGGTCGAATTCCGGCGGTTCGGCGTCCGGATCCACCGGTTCAAACGGATCCTTCGCCCAGCCGTCATCGATCGCCTGGTCGGCGTCAGCGGTCGGCAGTGTCAGCCGCTGGCCCTTGTAGGGTCCGGCGATTGCCTCGATGACCTTGGTTTCATCAGCCATATTGGGGACTCCCTTTTGCATGAAAAGCGGGCTGCGCCAGGCGCAGCCCTTCAGTTGGGGCAATCAACTCACCAGCCGACGCCAGGGACGACCTGCACCATGCCAGGCCGTACCATTGCCCATGTGACGAACAGCGACAGCCGAATCGCTACGCTGTCGGTCTGGAACAGCGACCGCATCGGCGCCGCCACGACGTTCGGCGAGCCAGGGGTGCCGAGCGCCACCGGCGTGGTGTCCTCCTCGTGCAGCGTGGCCTCGTTGGACACGGCAAAGCGCGGCGAATCCCCGGTCGCGGTGGCGAACCAGTCGGCATCCACCGCAATGACCGTGCCGGTCGGCACCGTGATCGACGAGACGATGCGGGTGGCGCCGATCTTCGAAGCCGCCTGCTCTGCACTGCCAAAGGCAAAGTCGCCTGTCGACGTCTGGCTCATACCGATCCGCCGCGCCTGCGCCGGGTTCATCAGCAGCACCACATTGCCGCCGCCGCCCGCCGCTTCCATCGGCGTGATCAGCGCATTGAGGTCGGTGACGATCTTTTCGAGCGTCGTGCCGCTGGACGCCGGCGTCAGCGGGGTCACGCCGTTGAGCAGGCCGGCTGGCCGGGTCGCCGAAGCGGCAACGTTATCGATCAGGTAGCCGTCCAGCGCTTCCGATGTGTCGTCGGCCATTGCTTTCCTAAGCAGGCCTTCGATCGCCGGCACCGAAGACATGGCGATCTCCTCGGTAAAGGTGGTGATCACCGCCAGCTTGTGCGGAATCAGCGAAACCGTGCTGAGACCGATCCGCTTGACCGGCTTCGGCGCGCCTTCACCAACCCAGGCACCGGCCGCCTTCGGCGTGTTGGCTCTGGCCGGAATCTTGATCGAACCGTTGCGGCCGAGATCGTAGCGGGATCCCGCCGCTGCCAATGGTCCGTAGAGCGAAGCGCCGATCAGCCGGTCGAGGAATCCCATGTTGACCGTCTGCACCAGTTCCGCGGCCCAACCGGCGATATCGGTCCGCGCCGGATTGACGGCGGCCCTCAGCACGATCTGCGTGGCCTCGTCGGCGCCATACATCTCGCGCAGCGAATGCTCCAGCGGTTCCTGCCGACCGAAGGCACGAACGCCGGCAGCAACAGCGCGGAACATGTAGTCGGCCGGCTCGACCTTCTTTTTCGGCAGCGCGAACGGACGACTGGCCGACACGGCGACCTGCTGGCTATCGCCATCCTGCCGCTCGACGGCGTGCGTGCCGAGCGTCTTTTCCATGCGCTCCAGCCGCGCCAAGTTCTGCTCGGCGGCCGGGATCTGGTTGTCCTGGAGTTCGTCGATGAGTGCGATCTCGTCGTCAGCGGGATCGTCCTTTTTCGACAGTTCGGTAAGTTGGTCGCGGAATGCGTTGAGGTCGAACTGCGCCGCCTCGATGCGCTTTGCGAGCGTAGACATGGGTTTCCCTCCGGAAGATGCGGGAGGTTTTGCGGGCACGCGGGAAACGGCGCGATCCTGTGATGCAGGCTTGCCAAAGATCTGCCGGGAAATTTCAGGGAGCAGGTGATAGCTGCGCATGACGGGCAGCGCATTCGGATTGGCCGGGACCGACACCAGGCTGCACTCGAGCAATTGCTGCTTGAGATAACGGAACGGCCCGAAATGCGGATCGGCGTCCTTGTGCAGCGGCTCGCGCTTGACCGCCTGGAAGCCGACCGAGGCACCGCGCAGGATCTTCTGGTTCCACAGCTTGCGCGCGGTGTCGGCGATCTGGCTGGTGCCTTCCTCGGCAAACACGAAGCGCGCCCTCAACTGCCGGCCGAGCACACGGACGTTCTCCCAGCGGCCGATGATGGCATCGGCATGGTGGTTGAACAGCCCGATCGGGTTGCGCTTGAAGTCGGCCAGATCCCAGCCATCGGCCTGGATGACGTCGCCCATGCGGTCGACCGATTCCTCGGACATGACATATTCGAACGGATCGGCGTCAGACTGTTTTGCGATGCGGTAGATCAGGTCGGGCATGACGCGGCCCCCTGGCGGATCTCGCGCGTGTCGTCCTTGCGATCGGACGACTCGTCGACGCGCTCAGTCTTGCCGGGCCGGTTTCTGGTCGATTGATGTGTCTGATTGTCCGCCACCGGCACTGCCATCCGAAGGAAAAAGCCTTCAGCCGGATTTACAGGCTTGCGCCCCACCGTCGCCGGAATTGCCGCAAAATACGCCCGGACTCGCGAAATTGCAAATTGTCAACGAACAAATGTTCAGAACACGATCGCGGCGTTGCTGAGGTCGTCCGCGGTCTGCAGTTTCAGCGCCGCCACCGCCATCACCGCCGCCACCGCGGCGTCGATGCGGCCGAATGACTTGGCCTTGTTGAGCTTGCGGTTGCCTGCCGCATCCCGCTCGACAATCGCGTTCGACATGCACCAGGTGAGCAGTGGATGGCCGCCGTGGCGGATCCTGCCGGCCATCGCCAGTTCCTCGAATACGTCGATCGCCGGCGACATCGACTGGAAGCCCTGGCCGAACGGCATCATTTCGACCATGACACCCAGCCGCGCCAGCGATTGGCGCATGACATCGATGCGCCACCTATCATAGGCGATGCGGCCGAACTCCATGCCTGACAACAGCGAGCCGATGTCGGCGGCGAGAAAATCATAGTCCAGCACCTTGCCCGGCGTGGTGAGCAGATGGCCGGCCTCGGCCCAGGCGACATAAGGCGCCCGGTCGCGCATCCCCCGATCGGCGAGCGTTTCGGCCGGCGTCCACACCCGCGGCAACAGGTGCACGATGCCGTTGTCGTCCTCGGCCGCCAGCACCAGAGCCGACAGATCGGTGCGGGTGGACAGGTCCAGTCCGCCATAAACCGGTCCGTCGCGGAAGATGTCGGGCAGGATCGGAGCCGCACCGGCATTCCATACATCAGGCGACAGGAACGACGCTTCGGCCCGCACCCGCTGATTGAGCCGCAGGTTGCGAAACGCCGTCTCGAACGACGGCATCCGCCTGGCGCGCTCGGCTTCCGCCATCACGTCGGCCTCGTCGAGAAACTTGCCGAATGCCGGATTGACCGAACGGATGACCTGCGGATCGAAGGGATCGGCATCATCGGGTGCGCTCAACAAATGCACCGAGACTGACGGATCGGTGGCAGCGAGGCCGTCGTCGATCAGTTCCGAGAGCGGGTGATTGTCATCGGCAGCCTGCGTCGAGATCACCAGGCCCAGTGATCGCTTGCGCTTGCCCATCGCCGTCTGCATGCTGTCCAGCAGCCGGCGATCCTTCGCCTGGCCGAGTTCGTCATAGGCCCAGAAAGACGGCGCCAGGCCGTGGCCGCGGCGGGCATCGGCCGACAGCACCTCGTATTTCGACCCTTGGCCATCACCGTCCCTGACGGTGATCACCCGATACGGCCAGCGTTGAATGTTCACCGCCGCCGCGAATTCGGGCACCTGCAGGATCACCGCCTCGATCTCGTCGGCCATCAGTCCCGCTTGCCTGCCGTCGATCGCCGCCGAGTAGCACTCGCCGCGGAATTCCGATTCCGGACCGAGCAGATGGCAGAGCGCCAGGCCGGCGACCAGCCCGGTCTTGCCGTTGCCACGCGGCTCGGACAGAACACCGATCCTCACAGGATTGCTTGCGGTGCGGCCATAGACATCCTCGATGAAGGCCCGTTGGTTCGGCAACAGCTTGAGTTTGCGGCCGATCAGCTTGCCCTTCGTGATCGGCAAAAATTCCAGGAACGCGATGACGCGGCCGACGCGGGTCAGTCCCTTGCGCTTCCAGGGCAGTTTTCGCGGCTTGAGCTTTGCGGCTGCCTGCCGCCGTTCGCTTGCTCCTTTGCCGCGCAATCCCATCGGGAATCAATCAAACAGAAGACTGCGGGCCGCTGCCACCGGGACGCGCCTGTGGGCGCGAATCCCCCCCCTCCCCGCCCCGCTGGACCACGGATGGCGTGGATCGGTGGGATTTCCATCGACATCGCAACCACCATGCGGTCGCAATGGCTGGCCGGCCTTGTCGGCGGCGGTCTTGGCATTGTGACAGGCATGGCAAAGCGACTGCAGGTTGAGCCAGTCCAGCCTGCGTTCGGGTGCCAGGCGGATCTCCTCGACATGATCGACATGCTCGGTCCTGCGTCCGCACCGCTGGCAGAACGGATGCGCCTTGCGATAGGCAGCACGCAGACGTCGCCATTGCTTGCTGCTGTAAAAGGCGAGCGCGTCGATCATGCCGGTTCGCCATCGACCAGCACCCTGACCTTAACGCCAGGGCTTGGCGTCATGGTCATGGCCACCATGTTGTCCTGAGTGGTGATAGTAACCAGCACCTCGGCCACTTCCGGTTCTGGTGGTACAGGCTCGGGGATAGGCTCACCGGCAGGACCGAACCACTTCAGCAGGTTCTCGGTTGTGCCGTTCCAGCGATTGCCATCCACCTTGGCCGAGATACCCTCGACCTGGGCTTGATCGGTGTACTGCCACAGTGACCAGGTCGCCCAGGTGCCTTTCGGCCAGGAAGGCGCGGCAGCGCTCGTGTATTGGGCGATCCACAGGCTGGTGTTGGAGGCCAACGTTTCGCTGAGTTTCGAGCCGAGTTGTTCCTTGATGAGATGACCGGAATAGATCGCGACCTGCAGATCCGGCCGCCGATCAAGCAGCGCGGTGACCGCTTGCTCGAGAGCCGACAGGGAAACGCCGGCATCCTCATGATCGAGCACTACACGCTCGCCAGGCAGCGGATCGACCACCGAGAGGTAGAAGTCCATTTGCGCCGCGATCGAGCCGGGCCGAAGGAAATGATACGTCGCGCTTTTCAGCCCTGCCTTGCGCGCCGCAGCACCGCGTTCATAGAGCGTTTTGTCCTTGAACGACGTGCCTTCGGTCGCCTTCAGGATGACGCCGACCGTTCCGCCTTCCTTAAGCGCGGTCCAATCCGGCGTCGGATTGTGGTGACTGAGATCAACAACAATCGGGTTTGCCATCTCATGCCCCGATCTGGTCGATTGTCGTCAGCGCGACCCAGGCGCCGTTCTGGCGGAAGTACATCTTGCCGTCCGAAGGCGCATCCGGGAAATCGGCGCCGGGCGGTCCTTGCGGGCCGGGCAATCCTGGCGCACCGGTGCTGCCGGTCGCACCCTGCGGACCGGCTGGCCCTTCTGCACCAGGCGGGCCGGTATCGCCTTTTGGCCCTTGAGCGCCAGGATCACCTTTGGCGCCTGGGGTGCCAGGCGCACCATCGGCACCAGCTGGCCCTTCCGGTCCCGGCTCACCGGGTTCACCTTGTGGCCCGGCTGGCCCTGCCGGTCCCTGTGGTCCAGGCGGCCCTTGCTCGCCGTTGCCGCCTTCGCCTGATGAGGATCCGCCACCGCCGCCACCGACCTCCTCGAGCAGCTTGGCGATGTCGGCCCAGGCGGCATTGCGGCGCGCGTAATATTTGCCGTCCCTGGGCGCCTCGGTGACCACCGCCTTGCCTTGCACCCGCAAGCGGCCGCGCTCGTCCAGCTCGACATCTCGAAGGATCTCGTTCATGGCCTTTCCTCCAACGCTTCGAGGAACCGCTCGGCCGATCGCAGCTTCTGCTCGGCCCGCCAGCGGTCGTGCCAGTAGTTGGCCGGCAGCGCGACATGGTCGCGCCATGCCTCACCGACCATCCTGGCCTCGGCCTGGCGTTCCTTCTCGACGTCGAGCTGCAGCCGATCGACCAGCGACCTGGCGCCACCACGCAAAAAGGCCTCGAAGGTGGTCATGGTCAGTCTCCGCGCCTGAAGAGCAGATCGACGACCGCCTTGCCGAAGAAGCCGCCGAGCAATGCCGCCACCACCGCCATGCCCCACCAGGCAAGATCGGGCATCATCCGTGCCGCAACGCCTCGAGGCGGGCGATCATGCCCTGCACCGGCTGCACGGCCGCCTGGTGCTCGTTCTCGAGCCGCACCAGGTCGTCCGACAGCCTGTTGACCAGCACGCGGCGCTTCTGGCCGAAGCGCATCTCGAGCTCGATCAGGCGGCGCCGCGCGACCTCGAGCATGGCCTCGCCCTGATGCAGGAACCGCTCGACGTCGCCGATCGGCGAAGTTGCAGCCGCAGAATGCATTTTGGCGAGCCCGCGAGTGATCTCGGCCTCGATGTCCTGGCGCAGCGTATCGGGCGCCGGCTTGGCGGTTTCGGTCGTGTTGGGTGCGTTCATTTTGCTCTCCTTTGGTTTCACATGAAACAGGGCTTGCGTCAGTCGTCATTTTTACGAGTGCCGCACCCGTTCTTGCGGCGGACAGCGTAGTTGCGGCAGTGGGATATATTCTTCCAGAATATATATCCCCTCCGCCGCCACGACTGCCGCAGTCCGGGCGAAGGTAGGTTTGCGGCAGTCTGCGGCAGTCATCATTTTACGACTGCCGCAACTCATTTTCGCCTCCGGATGGCATGCCGGGCACAGCGGCGATTGAAGCCATGAACGGCGGCGGTATTCACGGATATGCGGAAGTGGAATGGCGAACCGCATCGCTTGCAGTCCGATTCCATGACGGCAAGAGCGGCGGGCATGCCGTCCTTGCGAACATACGGTTGAACCTCGACACACCGATATGTCTGCCCACGCTGGACGATTGCGATTCCGACTTCGATCATAACGGCAGTTCCTCCTGGCCATCGCCTGGCGCTCCATAAAACTCCTTTTCGTGGCGGTGCTCGTCGATGCGGCGGATGCGGATGACGGCATTGTTCTTCTCCAGGATGGCGAGCATGTTCTGGACGCGGTTGCGTACCGCCTTCTGGGCCGCCGAGCAGTCGGCCTTTGAGAGGCCGCGGCCGCCGTCCAGTCCCATCAGCTGGGCGATCGCCCAGCCGCCCCATATCTCCGAGCGCGGATCGCAGCGCCAGATCTCGGTGCGGAATCGCTCCTGCAACTGCTCGAGGTGGTTCCAGCCGTCGAACAGGCCGGTCTGCTCGCGGCGGACAAAGCGGCCGTCCTGCCAGCGTAGCTCGATCTCGCGCCCGACCGGCCCATAATTGGACTTCATCATTTCGAGCACGCGCGCCTGCTCGTCGGTCTCATGGCGGCTTTCACCGTCGAAAACGCGGTGCAGATACATTCTCGAGCGGACCGAGTTATTCCAGGCGGTCGAGCCGGACTCGCCGGATCCGTTTGATCGCCCGGCGAGGCTGGGGTGGGCAAGCAAAAGCACGACGCAGTCGTGGCGGATGGCCAGCCGTCGTAACAGGCCGATGAAATGCTTGACGGTCGAGCGGTTGTTTTCGTTGCCGGCGTAGATGTCGGCCAGATTGTCGAGGATGAGCAGGACCGGGCTGACATCCGCCAGCATGCGGTCGAGATGTCCCATCAGGTCGGTCGGCTTGATGGCGCAGGATGCGCGCTGCTCGATCGCCAATGTGGCGTCCTGGCCGGCCAGGGCGAGAAAGTACA